TGGATTACCTCGAGGACAATCCGACGAACTGGCGTTCCGGCTTTGCCGTGCTCACATTCCATAATGGCCGCCTCTTGTGGCCGGAGCTGGTCCACGCAATGGCGCCGGGTGCTATACAGTTTCGCGGCCAGGTGATCGACGTGAGCAAGCTATGAGCGGCTGGCTCATTATCGCCACGGGCCTGGCGTATGCCTACGTCGCGGCCGAGCAGTTCTTTAAGGGCAACGTGAGCATGACGGTGGTCTATGCCGGCTATGCGTTCTCTAACGTCGGGCTGTACTTGATGGCCCGCTGATTTAAAATAAACCTATGGCCGACTACATCCGCCCCACCCCGCGTAATCCCATTCTGGGATTGCTTGCTGACGCCATGATGGGCGGCCTCGCCTACATGGAAGACCCGCGGCGCACGCAGCAGATGCGCGGCGTCGGAGGCCTGCTGTCGGACACCGGCATCGCGCAGACCGTGGATCGCCTAGCGTCGGGCGAGCCGCTGACGAAGGGCAAGGGATTCGCCACCAGGATGAAGCCGGAGACGGCCGCTGCCGCTATGACGCTTGCCCCCGAGGCTGTGCCGATTGGGCGCGCGGCGATGGCCGCGGCGAGAGCGACGAAGGGTCTGCCGGTGGGGGGCGCAATTGTTTACCACGGCTCACCGTATCGCTTCAATCGTTTTGACCCTACCAAGATTGGATATGGTGAGGGAGCGCAATCTTACGGATATGGGCACTATGTGGCGCAGGCGCAGGATGTGGCGAATGAATACGCCAATATGCCTAAGTTCAAACAGGGCGTCATTGAAAACCAGGAAGTTCTAGGGCGCGGTGCAAAAGATTTTATTAATCGCGTGGAGAAGTTTGGCAGTGTTGATAAAGCAAGACAAGAAGCTCAAGAGCTTCTTGCTGCGATGCGTAAGCAAAATATTTTCCCGTCTGTGCAGGATCAACTGGCTACAGAAATTGATCTTGCAAATCGCTACGGCTCTCAGCTGCAAGTGAAACCGACAGGCGTCTCGCCTCAACTCTACACCATCGACCTGCCAGACGAGCAGATTGCTCGGATGTTGGACTACGACAAACCGCTGAGTCAGCAGCCTGATATTGTTAAAAGAATCAACCCACAATCTTTGGGATTGACTTATAAACAATTAGAAAACGGCAATCATGCCTTTGTCAATTCAGAAGGAAAAATAATTGGCAATCTTCAAAAAGGTGGAACTCAGGAGAGTTTTACAAAAAACTGGACTGAAGATGTTTTAAGAGGAACTGGTAGTGATTTGTATAGGCAACTAGGCCAAGGAATGGAAGGTGGCCCTAAAGTCTCATCTGCGTTGCGTCAAGCAGGCATCCCCGGCATTCGCTACCTTGATGGAGGCTCTCGCGGTGCTGGTCAAGGCACCAGCAACTTCGTCATTTTCCCCGGTGAGGAAGAATTGCTTCGCATCCTGAGCGTTAACGGCGGCCTCCTCGGACCCTAGCGTGCCCTGCGCTCAATCAACTCCAGCACATCGCGGTCACCAGCCTGGGCCTCGGTCGGCGCGAACAGCGCCCTGCTCCTCTCAGCCGCGCCCTTGCGGGGTTCGCAAAGGTAGTACACCGCCAGCGACTTGCGGTGCTGCCCCGGCGGGCAGGTGATCGGCTCGGGCAGGCCGTGCCAGGCGTTCGTCGTGTCAAAAAGTATAGCTCTGTTGAACATCGGCGCGATAGATTTGATCAGCTCGCCGGGCTTGCCATTGTCATCGCTCCACAGCCCCAGCGATCCGCCCCAGGACTTCTGCCACCCGGCATTGAGATACACGATCAGATTCAGCCGGCGCTCGAGGCCCAGCTTGGGGTGGATGCTGTAGTCCAGGTGCGTATTCAATCGGCCGCCCGCGCCGTGGATGTGCAGACCGCCGCCATGCAAGCCGTGATCCGGGTACAGCTTGCAGTTCGTGAGGCGCTCGAAAATGCGATAGCACTCCCGCGAATTGATGTCAGTAAAGAACTTGTACAGCGCCGGCGAGAAGTGGTGCCAATTGTTGAGGGTCTTTTTCACCTCAATGGCGTTGTCATAGGTATGCCAGACGGGGCTGTCGTAATCGGGGAAGTCCGCGGCCAGCTCGTGCGCCAGCTCGTCGTCAAAGAAGTTGTCCAGCACCAGATGCGGGAACGGTTCAAGGCTGCCCCAGTGGTTTGGTTTCATTGCTGCTTCGCACCATATAGCGCGATCAGGGCGGCGTCGCTGCGGCCGTCGTCTTTCACGCGAGAGAACAGTGCGGCCTCGTCTGGGAACAGTTGGGCCGCGCGGTAGCGGCTGCCGTCCTTACCCTGGGGCACGTCCAGCGCCTTTTGCCAGGTGCGTGGCGGTATCGTCGTGGTGGGCACCTCGCAGGCGGCGAGCACCCCGAGGACGACGCCCAAGGACTGCCCCATGCTGAACATTGAGGTCACACCCTGCCCCGGCATGGCGTTCAGGCGCTCGAGGTAGGCGGCGTGCGCCTTGGCGCCGCGAATGATCAGGTGCAATGCACCTGCATTGACCATGCGCTTTGTCTTGTTGTTGCGCTCTAGCGACAGCGTAGGCATATCGTGGATTTCGTGGAGCTGGCCGTCCACCACCAGCGCGATGGCGCCGTTCAGCCCCACGTCAATGCCAAGAACCCTCACGCCTTGCCCACCGCGGCGTCCATCGCCTCAGACAGCGATTTCATCCTCGCGGCTATCAGGGCATCAACCGCCTCCTCCAAGCGCCTCACGGACCCGTATAGTGGCTCCGTGGCCCCACTGGACCAGCGGCTCACCTGAGCCTGGTCAATCTCGGCCACGCGGCACACGTCCGAGAGGCGAAAGCCAGCGGAGTGGGCTTTTTCTTTAATTCCTGAAATTGCTTGCTGTGCGTGAGTTGTCATGCGTAGAATTCTAAGGCCGTAATGACTAGGCGGTCAACGCAGACAAAAAAGGGGCGAGGTGTGATCCCCGCCCCGAAGGATGGCAACTGCGGGGAGACGCCGCAGCGGAAGGCGGGTAACTGACAACCACCTCCGAGGCTGATTCTATCGGGGCAATACCCGACTAAGTTGTAGGGTAGTTGACAGGTTCGTCAATTGTTGTATGATTCGCTCATCAACAACTTTTTAGGAGTCTCCTAAATGTTCTCTACCAACCAAATCGTCCGCGGCCACAAAGCCGGCGTCTTCGTGATTCTCTCTTTCCGCATCGGCGCTGACGGCGAGCGTTGGGCTAACCTCAAGGAGGTGAATCCTCTCACCATGAAAACCTATCGCGGCGGTCTGTCGCTCCCTGAGTCTGCCCTGCGCCCCTACGCTTAACTTAATGGCCCTTCGGGGCCTTCAACCAGGAGACCACCATGCGAACCACCAAAAAATACGCCCGCACCCTAGAAGAAGCCTTCGGCCCCTACGCCCGAGGTTCGATCAGCGAGCCTTACACCGAGCTGGACCTGACCGACAAGATCATCACCGGCGTGTGCGGCGTGATCCTGTTTGCCCTTCTCCTCGCAATCCTTACGGGGGTGATCTAAATGCACGACAAGCTCAACGGCGAGATCGACAAGATCGTCATGGAGATGGCACCGCCCGTTAACTCCATCGGGATGCTCGCAACCGAGGACGTTGTGCGCATCGTGCGCCAAGCAGCCACCCGTGGGGCAATGGCCGGATGGGTTGCTGGCGAGCGCACGGCGCGCGCTCACTGGGGCCGCGAGATCGACAAGCTGCGCGAGCGCATTAAAGAGCTGGAGATGGATCAGATTGCGGGGGCCAAGTGACCGAACGTAACACTGGAGGCCCGGCGTTTCCCGCCATGCACTTTGACCTGACCGACAACGAGCACGGTATGACCCTGCGCGACTACTTTGCGGCGAAAGCGATGCAAGGGCTGGTAGCTGCAAGCTGGTGCGCTGATCTCCGAAATGATCATTATGGAGAGAGTACCGGGAACAGTACAGTTGCAAGAGATGCGTACATGATCGCCGACGCCATGCTGGAGGCACGCAAGTGAAGCGCGCCATCGCCACCGCTGCGCTCGTGGCGCTATGCGCTACGGCGCACGCGAACTTCAAGGACGGTAATCGTTTGCTTGCCGATCTAAATAACACCGGAGCCAGCAACACGCAGATCATGCCGGCGCTGGGTCTGGGCTACATCATGGGCGTGGCGGATGCCTACGGCGGCATCACGCACTGTGCGCCGGAGAACGTGACGGCAGGGCAGATCCGCGACATGGTGCGCAACTTCCTGGAGAACACGCCAGCCATTCGACACCTGCCAGCGAATGACATTGTCGAACATGTTCTTAAAACTGCTTGGCCGTGCACTCAGAAAAAGAAAGGGACGGGCGTATGACCGACTTCCTCCACAACCTGCGTTTCTGGCTCATCGTCGCCGCGGCAATCGCCGTTCCTTGGTTCATTATTTACGTTCTACTATGACCTGCAAATGCAACTGCCCGCCCAACTCGCCATTTCTGTGGCGCAACAACAAGACGCCTTCGATCTTCGCGGTCGATAAGCACATCAACCAGTACAGCAAGCTGTCATCCTCGCAGTCGGCTTACGTTGAGCGTGAGCGCAACAACGGCCGCGACATCTCGCACATTGCCGGCATCAGCAAAGCCAGCCACGCGGCGCGCCTGACCGAGTTCAAACGCTTTTCTGTGTACTCGCAGGCCAAGCCCTCAAAAAATGAAGAAGTTTAAGAACCACGGCAGCCGCATCAACCAGACCCGCGCCCTGCTGCGCGAGAACCCCGACGGGCTTACGGTGTATCAGCTTGCAGACGCGACAGGGGTGGACCGCACCCACCTGTCGCGGGTTTTGAACAAGATGCCCGACGCCTATATCGACCGCTGGATCGCCTTCAAGGGCGAAAGGCGCTGGGTGCGCGCCGTCTGGTGCGTTGTGGTGCCGCCAGACAATTGCCCCAGGCCCGTATTCAAACCGAAGGAGAAAACAAAATGAAACTAATCGACCACGACGAGGCGCTGCGCATGGCGCAGGACACGCTGATCTACAAACGCCTGCCGGAGAATCTGCAAGCGATTTTTCTGACCAGCATGATGGATCTGTCCGATGAGATCCAGGCTGCGCTCATCACGCGCAACAGCGCGGCGCCAGACGATGACTTCTACGCTCGCGGCGAAGCGATGTGGGCCAAGCTGGGGCTGGACAAATGAGCCAGCCGATGCAAGACGACGAGCGCCAAACGATGCGCGATCACATCCTGTACCTGAGCAAAGCCCTCGAGCAAGAGCGCGCCAATTCCGTGAGGAAGACGCGCCTGCTGCAGCGGATGCTGGACCCCGAGGATCTTGGTTGGGCGGTGAGCCATGAGGTGCGCAGGATTGCCTACGACATCCTGTCGCAAGAGGTGTACGGCGAGAGAGATAAGGAGAACAAGCAGTGAGCGATCCATTCAAGATCGACAGCCCGACGTGTATCTCATTTAGCGGAGGTCGCACCAGCGCCTATATGTTGTGGCGGGTGCTGCAATCTAACGGCGGTCTGCCAGACGAAGCGAAGGTGTGCTTTGCCAATACGGGCAAGGAAGACGAGGCTACGCTGCAGTTTATAAAAGACGTCTCCGATAAGTGGCAAGTCGAAATCCATTGGGTCGAAAGACGTTTTGATGACGTTGGGTTTGAGCGCGTTACCTTTGATACCGCCAGCCGCAAGGGCGAGCCGTTTGAAGCCTTAATCCGTAAACGCAACTATTTGCCCAACCCCGTATCCCGCATTTGCACTAGTGAATTAAAGATCAGGGCGCAGTCAAAATACCTTGCATCGCTTGACCATTTTGCCGGCGAGAAATATTCAGCCATTGAAAATTTGTCGTGGATTGGCATTCGTGCCGACGAACAGCGCCGCGCGGCAAAGATTTCCGACAAGTCGCGCATTCCATTGTGGGCCGCGAGCGTAACAAAAGAAACTATTGGTGACTTTTGGAAAGCGCAGTCCTTTGATCTCGGGCTGCCGAACAATAATGGCGTGACGATGCACGGCAACTGTGATTTGTGTTTTCTTAAGCCCGCATCACAGGTTCTCGCATTGATTGCAGAAAAACCAGACCGCTCCGTTTGGTGGGCCAAAATGGAAGAACTGGGCTTGGCATCTTCACCGTCAGGGAACAAATTTCGCACAGACCGGCCCAGCTACGCCGAGATGGCGAAGTTCGCCTCCGAGCAGCTCGATATGTTTGACAAGAACGAAGAGGCTATCGCCTGCTTCTGTGGAGACTAAAAAAAATGACCCAGCCCCTAATCCTTCGCCCCTCAGCCGCCTCACGCTGGATCGCCTGTCCGGACAGTGTCCGGCTGTCCAAGGACATCCCGCCCACGCCCAGCGGCGATGCAGCAATGGCTGGCACCGCGATCCACGCGCTGGCTGAGACTTGCTATCTGCTAGGCGATAACCCGATGAACAGCGAAGGCCAGATCATCGAAGGCGTGCGCCTGGCGAAGTGGCACTGCGAGATGGCGCAGCAGCACATCGAAAACATCTGGGAGATCGAGAAAGCCGTCGGCGCAGCCAACGTGCGCGTCGAGCAGAAAGTGACCTACGTCGATACTGACGACGTTGTGCTTCGCGGCACCGCAGACGTAATCGGCGTTGGGCAAGACATCCTCATCATCGCGGACCTGAAGACCGGCAACGGCTACGTCGATGAAGACAGCGAACAGATGAAGATCTATGCGCTGTCGGCCATTAGGACGATGAACCTGGATAACAAAATTAAAAACATCGAGCTGCAGATCGTGCAGCCGCGCACCGGCGCAACGCGGATCCACCGCATGACGGCGCACGAGCTGCAGCAGTGGGACGAACAGGTGCTGCAACCAGCGATTAAGCAAACCCTGGACGCGAACGGCAAGCCGCGGCCGTCAGAGAAAGCCTGTCAGTACTGCCCGGCCAAACTCATCTGCCCCGCGCAGCGCGAGGCGCTCGCCGTCATCGAGGCGCAGCCCAACGTCGTCGCGATGAACAAGGATCAGATCAAGGACGTCATGGTGCGCCTGTCTGACGAGCAGATTAGCGACCTGCTGGACCGCGCGCCCATCGTCGAGGCTTTCGTGGACGCACTTCGTAAGCACGCCCTCGAGCGCATGAAGGACGGGGGCACGCTGCCGGGGTGGCAGCTCGCGCCCAAGCGAGCAACGCGCAAGTGGGCCAGCGAGGCGGCGGCCAAGGACGCGCTGATTGAAGCCGGCCTATCTGTGGACAAGCTGTACATAACTGAATTTATTTCGCCGGCGGCTGTGGAAAAGCTGTTAGCAAAGGAGCAAAAGGGGATTCTTGATGACTTAACCGTTAAGGAAAGCTCAGGAGTAACCATTGCAAGGGACGCAAGCCTGCGTCAATAATGCCCGTCCCAATACGGGTCAACTCTGAAACTTCTGAAAGCGAAAAGCAAAAATGCTGAATCTGTCATCTGGTGGAGGCAACTCCAATTTTCTGCGCTTCTCCCCGCAAGCCAACGCCTGGACCAACAGCGAAGGCGTCGAGGTCGAACTGAAAAAAGTCGTCTTTGACATCGACAATGTGAAGACCGGCTGGCTCCTTCTCGGTGCCGGTGTGCGCGACTGGCAGCCCGACAGCGAGCTGGGCCGCAAGGGTGCGCAGCCTACGCCTGAGCACAAGCGCGGCTTTGAGGTCACGTTCTACAACAAGGAGATCGGGACCGCGTCGTGGTCGTCCAACGGCGTCGGTCCTAACATGGGACTGGAAAGCCTGTACACCGCCTGCGCCGCGCAGCGCGAGGCCAACGCGGGCAAACTGCCAGTGGTTGAGTACAAGGGCAGCCGCATGGAGAAGATCGGCAAGGGCACCACACGCATTCCGCAGTTCGTGATCACGTCGTGGATCGACCGCCCTGCCGGCATGGGAGCGCCCGCAGAGGCCGAGGAGTACGACGCACCTGCGCCTGCACCCGCTGCAGCGCCGGCGCCCGCTAGGGCCACGGCTCGGGCGGCTGCGCCAGCGGCGGCTGAAGACGAGATGTTTTAACGCTCGTCGGTAAACGAACCGGGGCCATTACGGTCCCGGTTTTTTTGTCTCAATAAAAACTGACATGAGAAACACGATCGAATTCGGAGACTGCCGCGAGACGATGCGGCGCTGGGCGGTTGATGGCGTTCGGGTGCAGACCTGCGTCACCAGCCCACCCTACTTTGGGCTGCGCGACTACGGGCACGACGGGCAGATCGGCCTAGAGCAAACGCCCGAGCAATACATCGAGGCGATGGTCGAGGTGTTCCGCTGCGTGCGTGATGTGCTGGCTGACGATGGGACGCTGTGGCTGAACATTGGGGACAGCTATGCGGGCAGCGGAGGCGCGGGCGGGCAATACAAGTCAGGCGGCATTGCTAAGACGGGCACAAATGCCCCGTCAACTTGGGCCGCTGAATACAGTAAGAAGCCCGTCACACTTAACGTGCCGGGCTGCAAGCCCAAAGACCTGATCGGCATCCCCTGGATGCTGGCCTTCGCCCTTCGTGCTGATGGTTGGTATCTGCGCCAGGACATCATCTGGCACAAGCCGAACCCGATGCCCGAAAGCGTGCGCGACCGCTGCACCAAGGCGCACGAATACATCTTCCTGCTGTCGAAGTCGGAGCGATATTTTTTTGATAGTGAGGCGATGCAGGAGCCTGTCGCTGCCAGCACAGTGTCTCGGTTATCTCAAGACGTAGAAAACCAGATTGGCAGTAATCGTGTGCCCGGAAAGACAAACGGGCCTATGAAGGCGGTTGGAAATGGCGAGACAAGAAACCGCCGCAGCGTCTGGTCTGTCGCTACCCGACCCTACAAAGGCGCTCACTTCGCCACCTTCCCGCCAGCACTGATCGAGCCGTGCATCTTGGCTGGCAGCAAACCCGGCGACATCGTGCTCGATCCCTTTATGGGGTCAGGAACTACCGCGCAGGTGGCGCTGCAACATCAACGCGCCTATCTCGGGTGCGAACTAAATCCCGAGTACAAGACGCTGCAAGACCAGCGAATCAGCAAAGTCAGCGAAGAGCAAAACGAAGACCAATTGTCTTTAGTGCTGGAGTAATTAATGCAAGCCGAAGAAATCGCAAAGCAATTAGGCAACGCGAAGAAGGTAAACGGTCAATGGTTGGCAAGCTGCCCAGTCCCGGGCCACGGCAGAGGCAACGGCGATAAGAACCCGTCACTGTCCATTAGCGAAGGCCCGGACGGCAAGGCGCTGTTCCACTGCCACGGTGGGTGTGATCAAGGCAGCGTGTTCTCCACCATGAGAGAACGCGGGTTCCTGCCGGAGCTGGAGGGCCGCAACGTTGAGCCGCTGGCGCTGATCAAGCCCATCGCCCGGCAGCTCGAGCAGGAGTGGCACTACAGCGACGAGGAAGGTGTGACGCTTTTCATCAAGCAACGATTTCGCACCGCGGACGCCAAGGGCAAGGACTACAAGCTGATCAAGGTGGACGAGGCAGGGCGGCGGCACGCCACGCTGGGCGACGCCAGGATCGTGCCGTACAAACTGCCAGAGCTGCGCGACGCCGTGAGCAAGGGCCGCTACGTCTACCTCACGGAAGGCGAGAAGGCCGCCGACGCGATCATCAGCCTTGGCTCGGTCGCCACGTCCAGCCACGCAGGATCAGGCACCTGGCCCGACGCCATCACGGAATACTTTGCCGGCGCCAACGTCGTGATCCTGCCGGACAACGACACGCCAGGCTGGAAATACGCCAAGAAAGCCGCGGCAAAGCTGCTGCCCGTCGCCAAGTCAATCCGCGTCGTGGATCTGGGCGGCGAGGAACAGGGCGACGATGCCTACGAATGGATCTACAGCCAAGGCAAGACGCGCCAGGACCTCGCAGATCTGGTCAAGGCGCAGGCGCCCATCACCGCCGCCGATGAGGTCCAGGCGCCAGAGCGGGTGAGCGAGAAGCCAGCGCCGGAGGCAACGGCATCGCCCGCCACCAGCGAACCATTGGCGAACCCATTAGCGAACCCATTGACGAACCAGCAAGAAACTCCGAGTTCGCCACCGCGCAAGACCCTAAACCTCGAGGCATGGGACGAGATCAAGGACGAGCCGGTTGAGTGGCTGATTGAGCGGGTCATACCGCGCCGCGGCTTTGTCGCGCTGTATGGACCACCAGGATCGTTCAAGTCGTTCATCGCGCTGGACCTGGCCGCATCAATCGCGCGCGCAGCGCCGTGGATGGGCCAAGCGGCGACGCCCAGCGACAACGGGGCCGTGGTCTACATCGCCGGCGAGGGCCACGGCGGCATCGGAGCGCGCATCAAAGCGTGCCGCATCCACCACCAGATCGAAGCCGGCATCCCAATATTCATCCTGCGCCATCAAATTAACCTCAGATCCAGCACCGAGGACATCAACTCGCTCATGCTGGCGGTGGCAGAACTTGCCGAAACCCGTCAGCTAAAGATTGACCTTATGGTCATCGACACGCTTGCCAGAGCCTTTGGCGGCGGCAACGAGAACAGCTCCGAGGATATGGGCGCCTTTATCACCAGTTGCGGGCACCTGCAGCAGGTCTTCGAGGCCGCGCTGCTGGTTATCCACCACTCAGGTAAGGACCAGGCCAAAGGGCTGCGGGGACATTCATCGTTGCTCGGGGCCGTGGATACCGAGCTGGAGCTGCTGCGCTTTGACGATCAGCCGCGAGGCGTGGTCACCATCAGTAAGCAAAAGGACGGCGAGGATGGGGTGCGCTACGGCTTTGAGATGGTCGAGATTGACATCGACGAGGGGTCAGCCGCGACGCTGTCGCTTGATGAGCCGCGCAAGTCTCTGGCCGTCAATCCCTCGGATGAAGCGGCCCAGCGGACGGCGGAAGAGTCCCGTAAAGTAGGACTAAATCGCTCAGGCAAGGGTAAACGGCAGATGATCGCGATCGAGTCGCTGCAGGCTGCAATTAATGCTAAAGGCACACATTGGAAGGTGTCTGTCGGTATCCGTAAGTGCGCGAAGATGGATGATTGGAAGGAATTCTTTGCTCAAAAAATGGGCACCGACGAGGATGGAACCGACGCATTTCGATCCGCCTGGCGGCGCGCGAGGAGCGATTCAGGCCGTCCGGCGAACGTAAAAATCGAAGGAGATTGGGTCTGGATTGAGGAATTTGAGGAAAAACAGAATGAGAACTTTTAGTGTGGTCAAATGGTCAAATCGTGGTCAAATCGTGACGATTTGACCAGCCCGAGAAATGCGGTCGGAAGGTGGTCAAATCGTAGCAAGGGTATACCTGCTACGATTTGACCGCCCGATCTGACCATTTGACCGGTCTATGTTAGTGAAGACTTACAAGAGCATCATGGCAAACAAAAAAACAGCAAAGATTCGAGGGGAGCTTCCCCTGCCGCAACCGCTGGCGTTCCCTGAGTCGGAGTTCTCCAGGTTCTGGAAATCGAAGATGGTGGAACTGGAGGCTGCAAAGCGTGAGCACGAGGAGCGATGGGGAGTCGGCAGATTAATTAATTTGGTTGACGTAGAGTTTCGTATCAAAGTGTGGACTCAGATTGAGCGGGTCTGGGCTGCGCAGGAATCGCAGAACATCGACAAGGCCCGAGCGGCCGCCGATGGAATGATC